AGACCTCATGCTTCTCAATATGTTGATAACTGCACCAGACACCAAGAATCCCCCTTTGCCGTCCACTGTCAACCTAGGAGCGTAAGGATACCATCTTCGTAGGAAATCAGCCCTGTCCTCGTCTAGGCTCACAGACAATTTCAGGCCAAGCCTGCTCGTTGTGACCGCATCTACTTCTGCCGTAGGCGTTAGCCCATCGTCCCCTTCGGCCATAGACCCACTGCCGTGAGGCTGGCCAGGCTTGAAAAACAGCTCAAAAGACTCCTCCAACGCCTCATCCATGGCCTTGCCCATGTTCAACCTTTTCAAAACCATTGAGGACAATGTAATGCACACATTGCACATCCAGTTCCCGAAAGCGGTCTGGTAGTCTCCTGACCTCCTCCTGTCATGCCATATCCGGACTTTCCAGAAACCCGTGTGCATCTTCACCTCGTCGGCAGTTTTCAAGAATTGGTCAGCGGCAACCTCAAAAGAGGAGTCCACGTTCCTGCCAGCTTCAAGCCTCAACGCCCAGTCTATGAAATCCTTTTCAGGTTTTCTCAGATCATTGTCCAATGAACCTTCAAACGCACTGAAGTCAGTGACAGTTTTATCCTGATTGTATTGAGCCCTGAATATCTGAGAGGCCACCTCGAAAGGCGTCTTGTGTTTTATATGTGCGCCCCTGAATTCATCCAGCTGGTGAAATTTTGCCAGGATGTCACTAATAGGACACATGACGATTTTGGTCCACGGCGCCATGACAGATATCATTCTGGGCTTGGCGAACATGTGCCCCCACTCATCCACAGACACGTTGGACTCGTTCTTCGAGAAACATTTCGCCTTATCCAGGTGGGTTGAACCTGACGCCACCTTGTCGTACACATCAATCTCTGCCTCCACGCTGTTCACTGATTGACCCGCATGCCCCCTTATCCTTCTGTACCTGTCCCTCACATCGGGTTCGTTGCCCCTCAGAGGTAGGCTGGAATTCTCATACGCCCGTTTGAATTTGCCAACCACAAAGTCACCTACCTTCTTGTAGATGTCCATCTCATCCTGGCAGCGATGCGCCGCCGGCATCAGACGCAGCGTCCTGACTGAACCTATGAGTCCGGCCCACTTCCCCACGCATATCAGGCCCGGCCCCAGAATTATGTCAGAACAATTAGCTATGATGCCAGATTGTCTGACGTTTCTGCCCGTCTCGATGCCGATCACATTCCCGCCATTTGAGATGATTCTTGCGTCTTCAGAAGTGCGGTCATCGACTTCACCAAAACTAGTCCAGTTAGACGTCACCGATTTGGCCGGTAAACCTTCGCCCGTCCAATGTCTCTGCCATTCCTCCGCCAACTTTACCTTTTCTTCAAAAGGCAACCTCCCCGCCCGTCACAAATCAGAGGTGTTGGCGAAAACACCCTTATCCGAATGGAAATGATGTTTCACCCTTGCCACCAGTCCTGAATGCATGATCACATGGTCCCGCCTATCCGCCGGTATGTTCAGGACCAGCATGAAAGGAAGCTGGGCGGTCAACGACCTCGAATTCCTGTCAGTGATAGTGTCCGCCTGCCTGGCCGTGCACTCTTGCACGGCTGCGCTAGATACCATCACCTTGTCACTTCTCACTTCGCCGTACAATGCCCCGTGCAGCTCTTCACTGCTCTCTGCTCCTTCTATTCCCAGACCCGGCACACTGGCACGGGCATACTGCACACTTCTTACCTCCCAAATGTATCGAGCCCACAACAGACCTGCCGTGGATCTGGTACCCAGTCTTGCGAACTCCCAACGCATCTCGGCCGATTCATCCACGTCGATGTTGTCGTCGAGCTCCACTCTCAACCACAACCTGCAGCTGGAAC